GCTATCGCTCTAAGCGGTACAAAATCAATATCCGTTACTGTGTCGGCATCAGGAACGGCGTCAATCGGTATCACGGCAAATAAGGCAATCAGCAAGACAATAGAGATTGCCGGGACCGGCTCGGTTGCCACAACAGGGCAAAAGAAGGGTGTTATCACTGTCCAAATAGACTCGACCGGGGCGACTCAATCCACGGGAAATAAAACGGGTATAACGACTATTGAGATATCAGGGGTGGGAACTATCGGCATTTCATACACAGCCGATACGGGATCAAATGATATTGAGATTGCCGCAACGGGCAGCGTACAGGCGACAGGTAGCAAGACGGGGGCAAATGTAGTCAGCATATCGGGCGATGCAACCAGCGAAGCTACAGGACAAAAGGGCGGCTCAATTACGGTCAACGTGGCTGCTGATGGGACCATAAGCATTTCCGCAAGTAAAGCCGCGACAACGACCGTTCAGATTTCGGGAATAGGGGCCGTCGGGATATCGACCGTGCAAGCTGCAACTGTGGAGATTACCGCAACGGGCGAAATATCTATTCGCGGTTACGCGGCATCATCGGAAAAGCATTATGCAGCAAATGTTTATACACTGAATGACTACTCACGAAAGAAAAGGTTGATAACAAAACCGCCCGTTAATCCGATGAGAAATTCAGGGAGGCGATAATGGCATTACGACTTTTATCAGAATCAACTACCGAGCCCGTCACCTTGGATGAAACAAAACAATATTTGCGGTTATCAACATCCGATACATCCGAGGATCTTGTACTTACGGCTTTGATAAAGACGGCGAGGATAGACGCGGAAACAAAAACAAAAAGACCCTATGTGGCAAAGACCTACAGACTTACCCTTGATGCTTTCCCCGAAGGTGGCATTGAATTGCCCTATCCGCCATTATCTACAATTGCCGGTATCGTGACCGTTAATTATGTGAATTCATCGGGTGCGACGGCACACATGAACTCAAGCAGTATCGTTGTCGATGCAGAATCGGAGCCAGCCATGATATTTCCATCGACGGCAGATGATAACGATTGGCCGGACACAAACGATGTTGTCAATGCCGTCACCATTCAGTATGAAACAACGTGTGCGCCTCCTGAAAATGTCAAGACGTGGATAAAACTGAGAGTTTCGGCGCTGTATGAAAACCGAAATCCAGTAGTTGAAGGACGCATAGTACAGGAACTTGCACGGAATTATATAGATGCTCTCCTTGATAATGAACGATTGCCAGAGGTTTATTGATGAATATAGGCAGACTCAGACACAAGATAACGCCCCATAATCTGGTTGAGACTCAATCAACAGTAACCGGCGAAATGGTTCAATCATGGTCCACGGGTGTGTCGGTGTGGGCGGCAATAGAACCACTACAGGGACGGGAATTATTCACCGTGCAGCAGTTTCAGGCGAAGATAGATACAAAGATCACGGTCAGATATTCAAACGAGACTACGGGCATCACGGCAAAATCTATGGTCACACATTCAACAGGGGATCAGGATTATTTCGTTGAAAGCATCATCAATCCTGAAGAGAGAAATATTGAATTACAGCTTATGTGTTTTAGGGTGCAGGCATGATGGAACTTGAAATAAAGATACAAGGTTTAGCCGAACTCGACGCAGAGTTAAAGAAGTTTCCCCTTGAATTGCAAAAGAAGGCACTGGCTCAGATGGTAGGCGCCGGGGCAAAAATAGTAAAGGATGCGGCAATAGACAATTTTCAGAACGTGGCAAGGACGATGAACCTTGATAAGAACGAGAAATACTGGTCACTGAAAAATATCGTACTCAGAAGATTAAAGAGAAAGGATAAGGGCAATTCTACACTGACCTATGGTGTTCGCGCTCAGTATCCGGCTTTCTACATGGAAACAGGGACAAAACCACACACGATCACAGCAAAGAAAGCCAAGTCTCTTGGTGCTGAAGGACAGTTTGGGAAGTCAGTCAAACACCCTGGACACGCGGCAAGACCTTTTCTCCGTCCAGCCCTCGACAACAACATACAGAGGGTAGTGAACGCTATGGGATATAAACTCATGGCATGGATGGATAGGCAGTATAAGAAAATGGCAAAGGCGGCGTAATGCTTGAGAACAAGATATATCAACATCTAAGCACATCGGCAACAGTCGTTAATCAAGTGGGGACCCGTATATATCCTCTTGTTGCATCTCAAAATCCCACAACTCCATATTGCACATATCAAAGGATAAGTGGGTCAGGAGAATATCACACACAGGGGTACGCGACATTGGAGCGTGTGAGAATACAAATTGACAGTTATTCCACTGGATACACCGCAGCAAAAACTATCGCCGCAGGAATAAAAACGGCAATGGAAAGCGCGACGGGGTACTCGGTGGTTGAGTATACAGATATGGACTTATTTGAAAGCGACGTAACTCTGTTCAGAGTCATGCAGGACTTCGTCGTTTATAACAGGGAATAAAGGAGGCACACAATGGCATACGGAGCGCAAGGAAGTGTTTTATATTACTCATCGTCAACATCGGCAAGCACTACAGTGGACGCCCACGTTGGAGAGGTTACAGATTTTACGGCAATCACGGGCGCAGCGGCGGTAATAGATGTTACGCATTTACAATCAACAGCAAAAGAAAAAATGATCGGCCTCTGTGATATGGGACAGGTCACGGTCAATGTCAACTGCCTCGCTACTCAGGCGGGGCAAGTGATGTGCTGGAACGCAATGAAAACAAGGGCGAAACGGAAACTATCTCTTTTTCTGAACGATACGGGGATCACACAGATTGATTGTGACGCCTATTGTATGTCAATGCCGATCACGGCCTCGGTTGATGGGAAGATAACAAGATCCATCACTTTTGAGTTATCAGGGCTTGCGACATTCTCAACTGTTGCCGCGATACCTACCCATTAAGGGGGTGTTATTATGGCATTTGAATCTCAGGGAATAGTTATTTCACGTGGGGCGTCAACATACGCATCAACTACCATCACGGCAAATGATGGTATCAAGTTTGTCACTGCGACAACATCAATAAACTGCACCGCAGGAGATTTCACGGCGCACTTTTCATCGGGCATGGAGATATTGACAAATAGTTCAGCCTGTCCTGGTCCATTTATCGCCAAAGCGGTAGCAGCCACAATCATATCAGTCTATCAGCCGGTCACTCACACAACGAACAGCACGGCATTTACAATCACGGGAAGGACTATGGGCGCCATAGGTGAAGTCGTTAGCATTAATGCACTTACAGGGGCCGCAGCGGTTATCGATGTGACAAATCTACAGAGTACCGCTAAAGAGAAAATGATGGGTTTGCGCGATGAGGGACAGGTCACATTTGATATGTTCATGAACGCGACGGCAACGGCACAGCAAGGGTTATTTGACGATATGAAAGATAGGAAGAAAACCCGTTTTCATATTGCCCTGACCGATGGCACAGGCGCAGAGAAACCAACGGTAATAGCGTTTGGAGGATATGTGATGAGCGCCCCTATAACGGCGGCGGCAGATAACGCTATTAAACGGAATGTCACAATTGAGATTGCTTCAGCGGTCGATTGGTTGGCGAAAACTTAATACAAGGAGGTTTTATGCTCACGAAAGAGCAGATATTAGACGCACAGGACTTGGCGAAAGAACTGGTGAATGTGCCGGAATGGGGCGGGGATGTCTATGTATATACCATGACAGGTGAGGAACGAGACGCATGGGAAGTGTCAATCATGGACGGCAAGGGCAAGACCAGCTTCCTTAACATCAGGGCAAAACTTTGCGCGAGGGCGATCCGAGATGAGAACGGACACAGGTTATTTACCGACAAGGAAATAGATATGCTCGGTAGAAAATCGGGTCAGGCATTGGACAGGATCTTCGATGTTGCTAAAAAACTGAACGGGATCGGGAAAGAGGAAATCAAGGAACTTGAAAAAAACTCCGAGGGCGAGGGTTAAGGTTCTTTACCTTCTCTCTCGCACGGGAATTAAAAATGACTGTCCGGCAGTTGTTAACAAACCTGGACAGCCGGGAGTTGAGTGAGTGGATGGCTTTCTTTGAGATTGAAAACGAGAACGTGAAAAACGATAAGCCAAACGAAACGCCTCAAACCCTTGAAGCAAAAATAAAAGGTACGTTTACCGCTTTTGGGAGGGGTCTATAATGGCTACTATTGCAAGCCTTGTTGTAGATGTAGCCGCTAACGTAGCGAGACTTCAGACCGACATGAACAAGGCAACAAACATTGTCCAGGGATTTGCCAAGAGCGCTAAGACCATTTTGGGCGGTATAGGCGCATACATGGGTGGCCGGGAAATATGGGACATGGCTAATATGGCCATGCAATTTGAAGAACAGAAGGACTCCCTTAACGCACTGGCAGGTCAATACAACACAACGGCGGACTCCATTATTGACAGTGTTCAAAAAATGTCAAAGGGGATGATATCGCAGGCACAGGCGGCAGGAATAGCGGGCGAGGCATTGATGAAAGGTCTTAATCCTGAACAGGTGTCTAAACTCGCTCAAGCATCAGAAACATTATCGAATGTAACCGGGAAGAAGGTTGTAGATATCATGCGCGATATGTCTCAAGCATTAGAAACTGGCAAGATGAAGGCTGTCAAGACCGCGATAGGTATTGTTGACCTCGACGCCAAGTACGGCAATCTTACATCCACAATGTCAGAAACAGAGAAAGCACAGGCGCTTTACAATGAGGTTATTGAGCGCACTGACAACCTTCAGAAACAACTCGGAGATTCGGTAGAATCCAATGCTGATAAAATGGAGAAACTTGCTACTCAATGGGAAGATTTAAAGCTGACAATGGGGCAGGGTTTTGTGAGGGTTGCGGTGGGAGCATACGGGGCGCTCCAATGGCTCGCTGCGGGTGGTTTAACGGCGTTCGCTGGTATTATGAAACTCGGTGAGGGGATTGGTTGGCTCATAGAGAAAATACCGGGGCTATCGAAGGCGGGCAAATCAATGAAGGAATTCTCTGCGGAGGTTTCGGCTAATGCCTTCGGCGCAGCAGGTGAACTGACAGGGAAGGCGGTCGAAAACTTCTCTGCAATGGTTTCTTCCGTAGAAAAGGCTGTGCAGGCTAAACCAATCAAACTTGAGGTGGACGTAGGCCAAGCAAATCTCAAAAAAGAGCAGGACGCATTAAAAGCAAGTCTCACTTCCCGCGTAAAGGATTATGAGAAATATTATTCTGATCTCAAACAGATGCAGGGTGAATATAAATCGGCCATTGAAAAAAGCCTGAAAGAGATTGCCGATATTGATAAGAACATTCTCCAATCACGTTATGAAACGCAACAACTCCTTTCTGACATAGCCACAAAGGGCTCATCCATGAACGAAATGGAAGCCTACAATGCGAAGGTGCAGAAATTAAATAACCAGTTGACCTATGCGATGCAACTATCCGGTGAAGATAGAATTAAGGCCTTGCAGGATTATCAAAGACAATGGTCAAACATGGTACAGCAGATCGACTACACGGTGATTGAACGTCAATTTAAACTTGGAGAGGGGTCGTTTTCAGGCGCCGGATGGAGTGACGTGGAAGTAAAGAAGCCGTGGTTGACATTGGGCGACTCGACGAAGGCGGCGTCTGTTGCTGTTTCGGAAGCCGGAAAACTTATTGACCAGACAATGATAGAGATGAGGGCAACGGCGGAAACACAGTTAAATCTACAGATACAGGCATTTAATCAGTTAAGTGAATCGGTTAATGTTGCCGATGAGTGGGTAAAATATCTGAAAAATACCATTACCGATCTCGATAAGGGTCTTGCTAATCCACGGACATTGATCATTGATTGTAGCGCGGCTATCGCTCAATTGCAGGATGTTTTAAACCTTGCCAATCAGGTAGCGGTAATAACGGGAATGTCCACACAGGGAACGATAGGTGGTACAGGTGCAGGCACTTCCGGTTGGAGGATCACAAACCCCGAGGTCCTTGACTCGTTTGCCTCTGGTACTGATTACGTCCCGCGTACAGGTCTTTATAAACTCCATGCAGGCGAAAAGGTCACTCCCGCGAATCAGAATACAACCAGTTTTGGGAATATCAACATAACGATAAACGGTGGTGTGGATGATCCTGCTACAGCAGCCAAGAAACTTGTAGCAGAAATGGAAAAGGAAATGAGAAGAAGGAACACACTGAGAAAATGAAAACCTTCGGTACAAATTTTACGAAAGAGAAAAACAGAAAGATAGGCGCTCAACCGGTATGGATATTGAAATGTCCCTTTACATCCACAGGGACAATCTATCTCTCTGATAATGTCGTAACCGTTGCAGGATATAAAACAAAATCTTGGGTGTCATCCTGGGGCAATATTGATGAGAATATTTCTTTTGGTTCCGGTGTACCCCAAATAGGTACATTCTCGGCTCGGGTTCTTATCGACCAAAACGAGACAACCGATATTGGCGATATTCTATGGACGGCGGCGAACAATATTGAGACAACCGATTGCGAACTGTATCTTTGGTTAAACTCTATGCTTCCAGTACCTGCATATTTAGCGTCATACAGCACTGATTACGTAAAGGCAACTTCATATTTATCGACAAGCTATTACCCTGGCTATGCTATTCAACCTACAAAATCATTAATAGATGGGCAATCAACCAATTCATGGCTTTCAAATAGTGCGCCCACAAACCAGAGATTTCATATCGATCTTGGGTCAGCAAAGATTATCAATCAAATATATTACGAAAACTTTCATCATTCAGGCACAGCAAATACTGAAATAGGTGTCAGGCATTTTACCCTTTGGGGATCGGACAGCGCCGCCGCTTTTGCAGAATTGACATATGGCACAGATACAGGCTGGACACAATTAGCTTGTTCTCTAGATGTTTTTGATAAACATAAACCGGTCAATATGTCAGACCCTAAATTTATATCAGTAGCAAACACAACGGCCTATCGCTATTATGCTTTTAAATTTGCCGATAATTGGGGATCAACGACATACATGGGTGTAAGACGTATCGGCTTCCAGAATATAGATCCTCCCGAAAAGATATGGACTGGAAACATCGTCGATTTCCGACAGGTGAACGATCAGGAATACGAGATTGAACTTGCTGATCAATCCGTCAAGAATAACAAGATCATCGGCAATCTGTTGAACACATCGACATATACCAGTTTGCCGACTGAAAATGTCGGGAAAGTGGCCCCTGTCATTTATGGGCCAGTGACAGGGCATAAGCCTATCTGTATAGCTTCGGGCGGATATAGTGAACTTGCAGAGGATTTAGACAACTCCGAAACTGGTATTGATCTGATAGACGCTTCGAGTTTTGGCACGTCGGGATATACGATAAATGTCAACGGCGAAGTCATGACCGTGACCGGGAAAAGCGGAAATACTCTGACTGTCACCCGTTCAACATCTCCTGTAACTCATACGGCAAGTGATCCCGTCGTACAGATAACGACCATCACGTATTTGGTCGCGGATCATCCCGTTAAAGCGCTCAATCATATCTATGTTGATGGTGTCGAAATCACGACAGGGTACACTTTTTACACCGGGCAGACCGGAGATGAACACCCCACCTATACAGGCAAGGCAATCTTGGTAATAACAAATGCCATGCCCGCCGCCTATGATGAAGTTGTTACACTGCAACCCGCTACCGCAACAGGGGCAGGATGGGGAAGCACAGCTAACGCCATAGATAATAATGATGCGACATATTCAGATTGCGTGTATGACAGCCAGAATTTAACAATAACATGGACATTGGGAACGCCTATTTTTGGGGTAGTAAAGCAACAAAGAGTTAATATCAAATGGACAGGGAACCCCGATACCACAACTATCAACGTATATCACACGCTCGGCGGTACAGCCCTGACCGGATATAGCGGCCCACTCTACGCATGGGACGGGTACACAAGCTATAAAACGGGCGGATCACAGGACGACTCATTTGTAATATATGCAACGGGCGTCCGGGACGACGATCACGATGGATGGATTTATTTTTATGAGGCACGGGAAAAAGAAATAACGTACACACCATACAACGACAGCGGGTCAACCGCAGAGGAAGTTATCGTCGGAGGTGAGATTACCTGTGACGTTGATGGTTATCAAGACGATGGAGCAGGGACATATACCGGCACGGGCGACGCGCTTATTGAACAACCGGATCATATTTTTAAGCATTTCCTATATACATATCTTGGAATAGCAACGGCAAACTTCTCAACGGATGCGGCGACCAACTTTGCGGCAGACGCTTATAAATTAGGAATACTAATTAACGAATCCAAGTCCGCTAAAGAATGGTTGTCAAAATGGGCGTGGCAATGTAGATGCTATTTCAGGTGGGAGCTCGGTAAAGCATATCTTTTGTATAGGCCAGACTCGCTTAGCAGCGACAAAACAATCACATCGGCAATGATAGCAATGGGCGACACAGGGAGAACGAGCGTACAAGTAGAAAGGAGCCCTCTTGATGATGTTGTCAACAAGATCAGGGCAAAATATAACCGTAACTGGTCCTTGACCGGTGATGAAGCATACTCGATGCTCTATGAGACATCAGACACGGCAAGCATCACACGATACGGGGAAAAAGAAAATGTGAGTTTATTTGAATGGGATTTTGTCAATTCATCGGCAATGGCGGCAGATGTCGGCGCTTTCTATCTGACTAGATATAAAGACAGAAAAAAGGTTGTTACTATGGATCTCTTTCTTGACAATGCAGAACTGGAATTTGCTGATGTTGTCACGGTCACGCCCTTATCAAGCCTTGTCCTTGAAGTACAAAAAGTTAATGTTCAACCGGGATCGGGTCAAGACATGAGGAATGATTCTATAACAATCGTGGGCAAGGAGTATTAAATGGCCAATATCTTCTTTGATATTAAATTATATTCAACGGGTGACGCGTGTGTATATGGTGACCTCGTTAAACCGGCGACGACCAATGGAAAGGTATATCTCTGCACTGTGGGCGGAACCTCGGGAACAGTGGCGCCCGCATGGTCTACCGTTGCAGGGTCCACAGTAACAGACGGTGAAGCTGAATGGACAGAATATACCCCTGCCAATGCGACGTATGCCACTTCCTTAACCTTTGCTTATCAGCCAAAAAATGAAGGCGGATATGTTCGGCACAAACAATATTTGCAGCCTATTTCTTATAGCGAGGGCGGGGATGTGTATGTTTATGATAAGGGGCTTAGCGCTCGGGAAACAAGAAGTGTTTCGATCAATACACCGTCCACGACTGAACACGCAGCGTTAAATAGTTTCATCGGTCTGGTCAGGGGCTCACGCTTTAAGTTCCTTTTTTCAGACGAAAACGCTGCGACTCACACGGCGATCATTGCTAATGCAAACGATATTGTATCCAGTCCGCTTATGAGTGGGTATGAGTCCGATATAGATATTGAATTGATATTACTGACATAGGAGGTAAAATCTTGAAAAAATATATATTAATTGCGTTTTGTATTTTCTTCCTGTTTTCCACATCGGGTTATGGCGCTGATATAAAAATTACAGAGCTTACCGAAGATACCGCGCCGACAAGTGACGACCTTGTTCCAACGGTAAATGCACCAGGAAGCTCGCCAGCCAACCGGAAATCAACCTTATCGAATTTTATCAAATGGTTCTTTGTTCCCGGTGGTTCAACGAATGTCACGACGATAACCGGCAACTATGCTTTTGGGATTACGTTGACCAATACAACAAACGTTACGTTTCCAACAAGTGGGACACTTGACACTACTCATGCTGCAACAACATCAATAAAGGCTCTTACCGAAACCAATGGTGGCATCCCTTATGGAACGGCTGATAATGCCTATGCTTGGCTTGCGGCTGGAACTGCTGGATATTTGCTACAGGGAAATGGTGCGGGTGCGCCTTCATGGGTAACAGCCCTTGCTAATGGGTTTACCGCCACAACTCAAAGCACGGCAGATAAAAGCACAAAAATTGCAACCACGGCCTATGTCGATACACCGGCCACGCAAACCGTTACGACCTCCGATAGTGGAGCAGATTCAGACCATGCAACGCAGACCGTGACACCTACCGCAAATGTATCAAGACTATCCATTGCTCGTACCTGTAGCGATGATGATGGGTGTACCGATACATTGGCAGAAACCGGGGCCATTGCCGGGGCATTAGTCACGATCACCAACATAGGAACTTATCACTGTGACCTTGCCGATCAAGCCGGGGTTTTAGACTTAGTAACTACTCCTTTTGATTTACAGGCGGGAGAATCTATTACGCTGGTCTATGCGAATAGCCAATGGAATGAAGTTAGCAGGGCAGTTAAAAGCATACGAAGCGTGACAGTTGGTGGTTTTACTGCAAGCCGTGGAGTAAAGACCGATGCAAGCGGAAATCTTGTCGTAACCACTCTGACGGATACAAACCTTGAAAATTCTTTTGCTTATATCCCTGTGGATACCGCTACCGATGCGGAAGGCAAGATATCAATGGACAAGACTACCGATCAGCTAAGGGTCTATGGAAGCGCACAGAAGGTTATCCCCACTACTGATTGGTTTTCCATTCCTATTCCCGCACCGGCAGACACAGACGATATAAATGTCCTGAAAGCTCCCTATGGTATGACGATAACCGGTATCT